CCGGCTCTGGCCTTAGCGTAGAGTATGCTTCCGTAACTGCTAACACAATTTCAGTTGCAGAGCAAGACCCAGAGAATGACGAACTAGCTTTTGGTAACTTGACAATTGCTAACACCTCAGCAGCAGTAAAGACTTACGGCGGTTACACAAGCTTTTCTAAGCAGACAATCGAGCGATCCACTGTTGATTACCTAAACACCGTATTTCAGGCGCTTACTATTGCTTACGCAAACGCGTCTAACGCTGCTTTTGTTGCACACGTTGAAGCCCTAGTTATGACCGGAAAAGTGTTCGACATCTCGGCCGGAACTCTAGCGGCACTAATTGGTGGAATCACTGATGGCGCTTCTAAGATCTTCGAGGGAACTGGTCTTCGACCTGAAGCTATTGTTACCTCCACCGAGGGCTACAAGTTCCTAATGACTATCGTAGGCTCAGACGGCAGGCCAGTAGTACTAACAGACGGTCAGGGGTTCAACAATGTTGGAACTGCTAACCTTCCAGGACTATCAGGCAACCTTCTAGGAATGCCAGTAATCGTAGATCCAGCTATGACCGCTAACAAGGTGTACATGGCTAACAGCCGCGCGATTCAGTCCTTCGAGTCTGCTGGCGCTCCGGTACGTCTAACCGATGGTGACATCACAACCCTTACGGATTCAGTAAGTGTCTACGGTTACATGGCGATTACTACACCATTCGCCGGGGCAATTGTAGAACTAGACATCGTAGGCTAAGGAAATCTGAATGACAACGGTAGTAACGCTGGCAGAACTGCAAGCCTATGTAGGTACAGACGAAACAGGTAGTTTTATACAATCTTGTCTAGATTCTGGAACTGCTCAGGTTGGCAACTATGTCGGCGTTATTACTGCTGTTCCAGATCAGATACACAGGCAGGCAACGCTTATCTGTTCCTCAGAGCTATTTCACAGGCGTTCAGCGCCTAATGGAGTGGCGCAATTCGCTAGCTTAGATGGAACACCCGTCAGAGTCGCTAAAGACCCTATGGGAGCTGTCTATCCGTTGCTACTTCCTTATGTTGGTTTCGCAGTATGACTAACGAAATTACTATTTCCAAGGCAGAGCTAAAGCTTGACCTAGAGGAAGCCGGGATTAGGGTTCTTGATTATGTACCGGAGCGCATAACGCCGCCAATAGTGATTATGAGTTCTGCTAGCCCTTACCTCACACCTAGCACTTTAGGCACTCAGTACGACCTAAATCTAGAGCTAGTGGTCATAGCTACAACCGCCACTAATAAAAAGGCAACTGAAAATCTAGATCAGGCAATCCATAACGTGCTAAGTGCTATGCCTAGATACGCTCGAGTGATTCGAGTAAACGAACCTTACAATCTACAAACTAATAACGCCGAGTATCTATCGGCAAACATCTCACTCGAGCTAGAAATTACTATTTAGAAAGGTCATGAAATGACTAACACACGAATTGTCGCAGAGAACATTAAGTTCCTAATCGCAGATGTTGAATACGCCTGCGCCGCCACTATGGTAGAGCTAACCCTAGGAGATGCTCCTGGAGATGTTCAAACCTTCTGCGAGCAGCGTGTAGGCGGAGAATGGGCATTAGCCCTAGAGGGTATTACCTCAGGTGATGCTACTTCTCTTTATCGCGTTCTTTGGGCTAACTTTGGAACTACTGCAACTTTCGAAATTGCTCCTAACGGTAATGCGACAGCTTCCACTTCTGAGCCACACTATATAGGCGTGGTCAAGTTCAACGAGATTCCTCCGCTAAGCCTAAACTCTAACGAGACTTCAACCTTCTCAGTGACCCTTAGGGTTGTTACTACCCCTAACGATGCAGATGCAAATCAGTACTTTGGGGTATCGGTAGTAACCGCTTAATAATGGCTGTTCAACCGGGCGTAAAAGTCAAAAATCTAAGGGAGATAAACAAAGCCTTAGATGCTATTGGAGTGCCTAAAGACGCTATAAAAGACGCTGGAAAAGAGTCCGGTGAACTGGTAGCTAATGAAGCTCGCGGACTTGTCCCGGTTAGAACAGGCGCTTTGCGTAACAGCATTAGAGTTGGAGCTACAGCTCGGGGCAAGATTACAGTCAAGGCAGGTAACAATAGAAGTTCTAGCTCCGGCGTTCCCTACGCTAATCCAATTCACTGGGGTTGGTTCAAAAGACACATAAGGCCGCAGCCATTCTTTGTTAGGGCGCTCGGCTACACTAGAACAGAAATCTACGAAAACTACTTCAGTCAAATGGAGAAGCTAATCAAAACAGAAACCGCTAAAACGAAACTCTAAGGAAGCACAGATGATGAATTTCGATGAAATGACACTAGGGCAAGTCGAAGAAATAGAGCTGCTAGTAGGTCGCAGCATAGATGAAATCTTTGCAGACGGTCAGCCTAAGGGCAGGGCGCTCAGAGTTCTTTATTATGTAGCGATGAAGCAAGATAACCCTAATTACAAGTTCGAGGATACTGAGGCAGTTACTCAAAAGGAAGCTTTAGGAATGCTCGGAGCGACAGACCCAAAAGGAAAAAAGTAGCTGAAGATCATGCTAAGAAAATGGCAGAGTTCGTCATAGCTACAGGTGTTAGCCCTAGTGAGTATAGAAAGCTTACAGGGACAGAATACTCAGCCTTTGCAACTGAGGTACATAGGAGAAGAAGCAAATGAGCTTAGTGCTAAATGTAGAGATACTGGGAGAGTATAAAAATCTCTCTAAGGCTACTAAGGGCGCTAATGACAGCTTCGCAGACTTAGGCAAAAAGTTCGCAAAAGTAGGCGCAAACATAGCTAAAGTTACTGCCGCCGTTGGTATCGGTATCGGTGTCTTGGCAGTTAGCCAAATCAAGAAAGCTATAGACGCAGCGAGCGATCTCTCAGAAGCAACTAACGCGGTAAATGTATCTTTCGGAGATTCAGCAGAAGGCATTTTAGAGCTAGGTGAGAATGCAGCCAGGGGCTTAGGACTTTCCAAAACAGAGCTGTTCGGAATTGCTACACAGTTTTCTAGTTTCGCTGGAACTATCGCCGGAGAAGGCGGCAACATTGTCGAGGTGGTTGATGAGATTTCTCGTCGTGGATCAGACTTCGCGTCAGTATTTAATCTTGATGTAGGAGATGCATTAGCTAAATTCCAGTCAGGACTAGCAGGACAATCTGAGCCGCTAAGAATGTACGGGATAGACCTAAGCGCGGCAGCGGTGGAAGCTCACGCCCTGGAAAAGGGAATCACAGACGGCACTACTCAAATGACCGAGGCAGAGAAGGTCACAGCGCGCTATAGCTTGCTAATGCAAGAAACTTCAGATGTGACCGGAGACTTTGCAAACACCTCAGACGGGCTAGCTAATCAGCAGCGCATACTAAAGGCAGAGATAGAACAAACTCGCGCAGAAATCGGCGAGAAGTTTATGCCTATAATGCAGGACTTTCAAGGCTTTATCTTAGAGACAGTAATACCGGCAGTGCAAGACTTCTGGGCAGCAATCATAGACCCGGCAGGCGAAGCACAACTACAAATGAAGTACATCGGTGACGCGATAGATGTATTCGCTCAGACTTTCGGCATAGCTTCCGGCAAAGTAACTTCCGATCAGATCTTCAACTGGTTAGGTGATGGTGTAGTCCAGGCAATTAAGGCGCTCACATTCCTAAGCGTCTTTGCTCAAGAAACTTTTGAGGGGCTAGACCTCCTACTTGGTGGTCCGGATGCTCGCTACAGTAGCAATTCCGGGCAGAAGCTTGCAGGAATACAACAGCTCCTAGGCGCTCGCAATAAAGCAACTCAAGCAGCAGACCAAATCAAGTTCGCCCCAGACATGCAAGCAGGCGGCGGAGAGTTCGCTAGGCAGGGAAGCATCTCTCAGGGCGGCAGGGGTCGCTTTGATCAGTTCGGCAACGCAATAAGCATACAGATCAACACAGCGGCTACAGATGGCAAGCAACTGCTTCACGAAATGAACAGGGCGCTAAGAGACCAGGGCAGCGACGTAATCATAAGATGACACTCCTAGCCGATTTTGACATAGCAGAAGACCTAAAGGTCGAGTTCTACATACCCGATAACGCTGCAAACCTATTTATTATAGGAGTATCTGACTTAGGCGGCACTAACGTCTTAGCCGGAGCAGGGTGGTTTATTATCGGCGTTTCTGAAATAGGCGGCGCAGATGTACTAGCAGAAGGCGCTTATGCGTTCGACTGGCAGAACTTGAATTGTGATGTTGCAAACGTGAAGACCGAGTTAGGCGGCACAGTAGAAAATATGACCTACTTCCAGGCGCAGCCTTCTACTGCTGCAATTGCCTTACAGAGCTACACCTATGACCCCACAAACAACAGAACTATTAGACCCGGCACTCCGGTCAGGGTAAGACTGAGCAGGGCAGATCTTGACGAAGTTATCTTCTCAGGCTTTATAAACACTGTAGATGTTTCCTACACAGTTGACGGGCTAAACCTAATCAGCATCTCCGCGTTAGATAGCTTCAACAAAGTAGTTACTACTCGACTAGCTGAATTTGATACGACTACAGACTTTCCAGACGGATACGCTTCCCCTTACGAGGTGATAGAAAAGGTTGCCGAGGGCTTTGGTACAAGCATGAATGCCCTTAGCAGCGAAACAACAGGCAGAATACCTAGCGTGTTATCAACCGATGTAATTCCTAACATCTTTTTGTCAGACGCTATACAGGTAGGACTAGGGTTCTTCTGGATAGACCCTCCTACTCAAGAGTTTGTTTTTATTCCTCGCCCGGTCATAGCAGCTATTCCAGATGGCACTTACACTATCGGCAACTCACACGAAGACGATCTTCACCTATGTATGAGCGACCTCATAGTCCAGGGTGAATACGATGATGTTTATAATTCGCTCAGGGTCGCGCTAAAGACAGATGATGCAACCTATGTAATTAGGCAGGATCAGGATTCAATAGACCTATACGGAGTAGCGGCGATAGACGTGCAGATAGACACGACAGACATAGACCAACTAAACGTATGGGCGGATAGAGTCTTCACTCAGTACCCCACTCGATTAGTAAAAAGTGTTACAACTCCTGCAATAGACAGAAACAACAACTTGACACACGCGGCGGAGATTATGCCTGGAGAAATACTGGGGGTAAAATACGTCACTTCGGAGCTGAACATAGACAGTTACTATTCGGTTGCTAAGGTGATTCACACGATAGACGTAAACAATTGGTTCACTAGACTAGAGCTATGGAAAGAGGCATAAATGGCATACAAGACATTCGCTAACGGATTCCCACTTCCTGCAAGCGATCTAAACAACTTCCTAATGAATCAAAGCGTTATAGTCTTCGCAGATGCGGCGGCTAGAGGCACTGCAATACCTAGCCCGGTACAGGGAATGCTTACTTACCTAGTAGACACAGCAGCCTATGAGAGTTGGAACGGTTCGGCTTTCGTTAGCATTTCAAACCCCGGTGACATCACAGCGGTCACAGCAGGCACAGGACTAACAGGCGGTGGAACTAGTGGAGATGTAACTCTAAACCTAGACACTGCTGCGGTAATACCGTCTAGCACAGTAACTACAGCACAAGACCTAATAGTCGCAGACGGCGCTAGTTCAGTTACTCGATTAGGCGTAGGCGCAAACGATCAAGTTCTTAGCGTTGTTGCCGGGTCAGTCGCTTGGGCAGATGCAGGGGGCGGGGGCGGTATGGAGTTGCTAAGCACAACAACGCTATCGGGGGCTTACACCGAAGTAACTTCTATTTCTCAAGACTATCAAACTCTAATTGTTGAGGTTCAGGACATGGACTATTCGGGCGGTTATGAAAATTTCCCGCAACCTTTAAGAATAAGAATAAACGGCGGCACTACTTTTCAGAACATGTTGCTTATTAGCAGTGGATCTAACAGCAGCACTGTACAAATCTCAGCAAGAAATAACATTGGATTTGATAGCGATAAGAAGGTTAAGGCAACTGAGGACAGCCTTTTTCGGTGCATTATTCCAAATTACTCCGATACGACTAAATTCAAGTTTGCTACAACTCAGGGGTTTTTTACTGATGGAGATGGTACAGACAAAAGATGGAGTTACGCAGAATCAGTGTATTCAAGCAACACGGCGATTTCGGTAATTCAAGTAAGAACGAATGACGCAACTTTTGACGGCGGAACTTTGAGAATTTACGGAGCTAACTGATGACTAACCCACTTATAAAATTAGTAAACGCCACTACTGGCGAAGAACTGGAGCGTGAAATGAACTCCGAAGAACTTGAAATTTATAAACAAGAACAAATGATTAGTGCCGCTGTATTTGAGGAAGAAGCCGCAAAGACAAGACTCAGAGAAGCAGCAGAAGCCAAGCTTCTAGCATTAGGGCTAACCGCTGATGACTTGAAAGCCCTACTGGGCTAATGTCAGAGCAGATACCGAGAAGCAACACACAGCAGCAGTTACTACTAAAGCTAGTAGGTGACATGGCAGACGTAAAAGCCGGGTTCAAGATGCTGCAAGATCACGAGGACAGAATTAGAGAGCTAGAAAAGGCTCGCTGGCAAACAGCCTGGATTACTGCTTTCGCTTCTGCTGCTCTTACTGCTTTCGCTGTAACTATTGTTTCTCAGGTACTAATTTGAGATACCCATTACCTAAGGCAAGCATCACAGCACTCTACGGCGCTACAGCTAACAGGACTAGCCCACATCGAGGCTTAGACTTTGGCGCAGCTACAGGCGCTTGGATCACAGCACCGGAAACAGGCACAATAGTAGTAAACACTTGGAGCGATGTTCTAGGTAATTGCTTAGTCCTGCGCTTCTGGCATGAGGGTAAAGACATGCCTATGTATCTAGGCTTTGCTCACTTGAAGGTAAAGAGCAAGCACAAGGTAGGTACTAAAATCTGGGAAGGTAATAAGTGGTTCGCAGCCGTTGGAAATACTGGGAGCGCATCACGCGGCAGCCATCTTCACCTTACTTACGGAGACACGCCTAAGCACATCTTCTACGGTCAGACATTCGACCCACTAGCCCTATTGGAAAGGTACGCAAAATGAGATTCAACCCACAGATCAGAAAAGCAATCTACGCGGCAGTAGCCGGATTAGTGCCGCTTCTAGTAATCGCCGGGATAGTTACCGGAGAGCAATCGCAGCAGATACTTAGCAGCGTTGCAGCAGCCCTAGCATTCTTTGCTTCAGTGATGGCAGTAAAGAACACCGAGGTAAACAACCCTGAGGAATACGAAGACGTCACC